CGATATCAGCCGCGGCGGGCAGAAGATACACCGCGGCATATTTGCCCCGGTCATCAAAGAGACAACGCGTGACACCGAAGCGCTGGCCGAGCGGATGACCGGCACCGAGAAAGTGATGGCCCAGACGCAGGAAGCGCTGAGCAGCTTTGCCAGCGCCATGGCTGAATATGCCGAGCACCTGAGGAGCCACACCAGCGCCATTCAGGGCCTGGCCGAGGCTTCTCACGAACTGAAAAAGGGCGCCGCCGAGCAGAATAAAGTCCTTGAGCGCATCGTGGAAGCCATGCAGCAGAGAAGGCCTGCCCCCGAGGAAAGGACACATCCTGAGAAGCCAGCCGCCGGCAAGGTTTACCCTCCGGGCTGCGTGAAAAGCCGACAGCACGCCGGCGTGGGGCGCGATATCTTCGGGGCGGCTTAAACTCCGCCCGAACCGCAGGGAACAGTCCTAAGCATATACGGCAACGACCACCGCCTCCCCGGGATTGTTTTCGTCAAAGAAAATGACCGCCACCTTTCTTCCGGCGGTCATTTCACCTGAGGGGAGGTTGCGGGCCACGGTGATGTCCTCCAGATACACCTTGTAGCTGCCCGCCAGCCGGACGGTCGCTGTGTAATTACCGGAATTGAAACTCTGCAAGACGCCTTTTATCAAACTCAATTTAACTGTCCTTCCATAATGGTGATTATACCGACCCCAGTTGCAGGCGCTGGCGATATTCGCCCCGGCGGGGGCTGTAAACGAGAACAAAGCCGAGCACCCGCCGCTTGGCGGCATTGAGGCCAGCGCGGCTGTCCGTGATATCAATAACGTCGTAAAGCTGCTGGCCGCAGTTCGCCGGCACCAGTAAGGTGCCGCTGTTAGACTCCATTTGAGCCTGCCGCAGATAGGCATCGCCGCGTTCCTGCGCTTTGGCCACGGTGTCAATATTCCTGTCCCCCAGCTGCCGCAACCTATCATACAGCCTGTCTATCTCGTCCCAGGCAAAACGGTCGACCATAATCATCTCGGCGCTGCCAGTGTCATACCCCTCCACCTGGACACGGTTTAGCTCCCATGCCCCCTGATAATACCGCCCTTCCATAATGGCGTGCTCTTCTCCATAGCTGTATACGGAGCTGTCCGATGGCTGGGGATTTACAAGATAGGCAGTTGCCCCCTCAATAAACAATACGTCGGGGACAAAAGAGAGCAGTTTACGCAGAATCGATTCGCCGGTGTTGCCGGAATTGATGGTGAAGTCGGGGTAGAAGCCGGTGATGACCGACGACTGTGATTTTACCTCCAGCTTCAGGCCCACCCGGGCCAGCACAAAAGCCAGTATATTCCTGACGCTCATCTCCTCGGTGCTCTTGTTCCAACGGAACTGGTGCCTAGCCCTCCAGTCGGCGATGGCTGCCCAGCCGTCACGGGCGTGAAGTATCAGGCTGGCGGCGCCGCCGGCGCTGGTATGCTCATATCCCATCAGGCAAAAATACTGCCCACCACTCGCCTCATTGCCGTTTCCGGTGCGGTAGCCAGGGCTGAACTCAAGCTGGCAGCCGATGTCAAGGACCGATAGCTCTCCCTGCCCCGGCGAGTTGTACTGCCCGGCATCGTTGCGCAACTCCACGACCAGCTTGCCCGACGCAGCCTCTGCTTCCTGCCGCAACGCCACCACATCTTCAGTCAGGTCAAGGTTCTGAGCAGTCAGCGCGGCACGCCATACCCCCGCCGGAGAGGAAAGCCAGCCGTAGTCGCCATAATGCGCCAGGGCCAGGCCATATGCCGACGACAGGTTGAAGGGCACCGGTTCCCGCCACAGATTGTCAATGAAGTCGGCATTCAGCACCGTGTGCGACCAGAAAGGCCGGTCATATGTCTGGCTGCCGGAAAACTTCTCCACAAAGAAAGCGCGATAGACGTCCGGTTTGTCCAGAAACGGCTGCCGGTACTCAAATTCGCCGCCCGACGGCGCTGAGGCCAGCTCCTTCAACGCCGACCAGCTCCCGGCGGAGACATCGCCGCCATCGCCATAGATGAGCGACCACAGCTTGAAATTGCCCGCGGCGTCCCGGCCGGTGACGAGCAGGTTCCAGTCGCCCTCATAAACGGCGGCGATGCCGGAAAGGTCACCGGTGCTTTTATCCCACGCGGAGCGCGGCTGCCACTGGCCGCTGACGTTCTTTTTAACGTACAACGTTGCCTGGTCAGCGAAGAAGATGGCCAGGTCACCGTTGGCTTTATAGGCTGCCGCCAAGCCGCCAATGCTGGTAGTGGGGCTATAGTCAATGACCTCGGGGCTTCCCCAGCTGGCACCGTAATCGGTGCTTTTCAGGCGCTGTATCTTGCGGTTGACGCCATCTGTCCAGAAGATGGAGACTTCAGCTCCCAGCGAGGCACAGGCGACCGCCGCGGCATTGAGCTGGTTGGTGTAGGTCCACTGGCTGAAGTCGCTGGTGGGGCCGGGGCTGGCCACCCGCTGGCGGTAGAGCTTGCGCGAGTCGCCGGGCAGGGTCGCCCTGACGCGAATGAGAGAGCCATCGCCGGGCATGGTCATCGCGTGATAATAATCAACCTCGGCGCCGGTGTACAGCCGGTCCCAGTCATACCTGACCACACCGGCGATTCTGTTAGTGGCCTCCACCTTGACATAGGGGAGGGCCGTCGCCTTTTTCTGTGCCGCCAGCAGTGTTGCCGTCAGGTCTCGCATTATTTCTCCTTATGCCAGTGCCGCCAGAATATCCGGCAGCGGTCTATTTGCCTTCCGGTAATGCCCGGCAAGATGAAGCGCCGCCCCGAGAATCTCTTCCGGGCTGGCCGGTACTCTCTTGCCCGGGTTTAACGGGGACAGCCGGCTCACCGCCTCGACGACCTGACTCCAGTCAACGGTCAGCTCTATGTCCATAGTGCCCCTGAGCGCCCGCCGGATGCTCTTCTTGTGATGTGGCAATCGCCAGGTCTCCGGCTTTTCCGGCTCGCCAGTGATGGCAAATGCCTCGCGGGGCAGGCTGTCTTTAATACGAACCGTCCGTCTTGCCATAGCTACCTCAGGGACCATAGTCCGTTGACTTTGAGACGACCGGATAATACGGCCGGTAGAGAGTATTGAGCCTGACCCGGTTTCTCCTTCCCAGTCGCCTCACTTCCTTTCGGAACTCATTCAGCCTTTCCCTGCCCCAGCCAAGGAACTCGCGGGGCGTGGTGCCGCCACCGACGTTCACCTGATTGACGGCGAAGATGGCCCACTCAACGGCAGCGTAACCGGCAGCGCCAATAGCCACCAGGTCTTCGTACTGGGCGGGGATGGTAGAACCGCTGGCGTCAAGGGTGTGCGATTTACCGTAATAAATATACGCATTGGAGCCATCGGGAACATCTTCGCCCAGCAAAGTCAGGGTGTTTCCCCAGAGGGAGAACCGCTGGTAACGCGGTGGAAACTGGTCTACCGGATACTCAACGGCCATCACCGCTACCCGAACGGCAAGGCTTGATATATCCAGCTCCCGCGAGCCGGACGCCGTGGCTTTGGTCGCCTTCTGCTCACAGGGCAGGTGTTCAGATAAATCTTTGACCGCGCGGGCGATATGCCGGTTCAGTTCGTCATCGGTCCAGCGGTAGTTGCCGGCGTCCTCATCGTGGAGGTCGCGCCGGACAATGGCTCTCATATCAGTTAGGTTCATATTTTTACCTCACCCCCTTCTGTTTAGATAGCTGCCTTTATGACCTCTAATCTTTCCAGTCTGGTGCAGGGCAGGCTTTCATCATGCCGGCATATCTCCAGGTCACAGAAGGAAATCTCCCTGTTATGCTGGCCCTCATTGATGCTGACGGCTTTATTGCTTATTTCACGGGCATAGCCCATCAGCAAGCGGGCATCAGCCTCACTGTCAAAGCTCAGGTCAATCCTCACTCGATACTTCATCGATACCTCCATTTCGTCGCCAGATAATTACGCTGGATTTCCGGAGAACTGAGGGCACGGTTGTAAATGGCTACTTCACCGATGGTAGCGTTGATGAAAAACATGCCGGCCGTGGTGCCGATATACAGGTCATTGCTATTGGTATCCAGAGTGCCGCCGGTATCTGTTGCCCCCACAACCTCTTCACCATTGGCGAAAAGCCGTATATTGCCCGTGGTCCTTGAGCCATCTACAGAGAGTACCAGGTTATACCACTGCTTCAGGGATAAGGGGTACAGGTTCGAGACTCTGGTAACTCCGCCTACTTTGAATCTGCCATAAGCATTGGTGCTGTTCTGGTCAAGGCGAAGCGAATAGGCATCGTTTTTATCGACCATACCTTCCCATGCATTGGGAGGAGCTGCTGCCCAAAGGCAAATCCACGCCCAGATGGAGAGAGAGGTAAGGTCAAAGACAGATGGGTGGCCGCAATTTATCTTATCATCGTTGCCGTCAAAGTAATGCCCGTTGGGCCTCCAACGGGCGCCGGTGACCACGCAGGTGTGACCGTGGTAATCCCGTGACATGAAGGTGGCGCTATCCAGCTCATATAACGGCAGATAAAGTACCAGGCTGGGGTCAAAGATAAAGTTCACCTCTCACCTCACGATGCCGCGTATTTTACCCGGATATAGCTTGAGTTCTTGACTTTAGCCCGGCCTTCACTGGCCTCATTGCACTGGATGACCAGCCTCACCTCAAAGGGCAGGGAATCAAAATTGCTGACCATCTGGAAGCGGCCGCTCCGCGTCTCCTCAATGTAGCTGGTGCCGATATTGGTCTTGGTCACGGCGCTGTGCAGATTGACCCAGGTGCCACCCTGGTTCCTCGCCTGCCATTTATAGATAAGGTCAGCCGTGGCTGAAGAAACTGCCCGGAAGGCCGCCGTCAGGCCGAATTCGACCTCCAGCACTTCGCCCAGGGCCGGTGGCCTGATGGCGACGCTCTCAACCTCGACGTCGGCGTCCGGAGTCGTCGTATCCACCTCCGCTGACCACTGAACACCGTCCGAGGTCAGGGCTCCCTTGGCAAAGGGATATTCCGCATGTTCAATTACGGCAAGTACCATCTTTTTACCTCCTTCAAGCGGGGGAGGGTATTCCCCTCCCCCACATTTTATTAATCTTTCACGCCAATCAGCGCCGCTGCCTTGACCGAGCTGAACAGCGCCAGCGAGACGTACCATTTGACCCTGGTCCGGCTGGCGTCCTTGCTCTCCATGGAACCGATTGGCTCCACGGTCAGCCCGCCGGGCGCGGTCAGGCCGCAGAGCGCCCACTCCCCGAACTGGACGGCGTAGATGGCGGAGCAGTCGCCGCCGGTGGTCCCGGTCTCAACGCCGCCGCTCACCGTGTGCGTGTCCAGTATCCAGTCATTGACGCCAATGGGAATGCCATCCCAGAGCTGGACAAAGTTGCCCCACTGGTCACGGTCATTCTCAACCAGGCCGCCGCTGGCCCTGACCAGCGCGTTTATCTTGCGCCGCGACCGACGGCTCATGATGAGCATGTCTGGCTTGCCGCCTTTTACGGCATCGATAAGCTCATCAAGCATGGAGAGCGTCAGGGTCGCCCCGGTGGCCCCGGCAGCGATTACCTGGTCGCTGGCTGTGGTGGTATCTATGAGCGTTCTCAGCCCATCAAACTGCTTGGCGCTCACCGAGCTATCGCCATAGATAAATGTGTCCTCAAACTTATCCTTGACCGCCTTGGCCTTCAACTCCACCACCGCCGCCTCCAGGTCCTGGATATTGCTGCGGGTCGTCTTGAGGAAATTGTCCACGTCAGCATCACCGCCCATGATTTTCAGATTGGCCGTCTTCTGCTCAAAGGTGGGCGTGGACTCGGCCCAGGTATCACCGACGTCGTAAAAATCAACGCTGGGCAGGGTCTTTTCCTGGTTGTAGGTCAGGCCGTTGCCGACGATTTCAATGAAGGGCATCCGCTGCAGTATGGCCGATTCCTTGATGATGGTCTCCACCACCCCCTGCAACAGCATATCATTGGAAAGTTTACTTGCCTCTACAAGTGTTAATGCCATCTATCTTTTACCTCCTATTGCATATTCAATTTTTTCCCGCGGAGACAGAGCTGACAGGTCGGGAAGCGTCCGCGGCGGCGCCCCGGCCGGCACCCTCGTCTTGAGTGTTTCGGCCTCGATTCCCTGCTTCACCTTTTCCACCAGTGCCTGGGCGCTCTTGATGGACTCGTCCACCGCTGCCACCGTATCGCCGGTGATGAGCTCGGGCGGCACTTGCGGATGCAGCGCCGCCGCCAGTTCCCGGTAGCTGGCCACCGCCCGGGACAGCAGGTCGTTAACCTGCGCCAGCCTCTGCTCTGATTCAGCGATGGTCTGTTTCAACCCGGAAGTCTCGGCATCCCTGGCCGTCAGCGTTGCCTGGAGCTCCTGTATTGTTGTTTCCCTGTTTCTGAGTTCGTTGGTGAGCCGCTCTTTCTCCTGATTCAAGGCTTCCCGTTCTTCCTGGAGCGCCTCCAGTTCATCGGTCACTTCTCTCTCTTCGTCAGCCACTGTTATGCCTCCTGCTGGTTATTCCTCAACGCCTTCCGCCTGAGCCGCGGTAACCCTCTCTCGCTTCTCGCTTCTGGCCGACCGGGCGTTAAGCTCTCGGTTCATCTTGAGAATAATTTCCCTTTCTTCAAGCCACTGCTTGAACTCGCTGTCCGGGTCCCTGATGCCCAGCTCGTCCATCGCCCGCCTCCGGGAATGGATGCCGTTCTGGATAAGCACCTGCTCGTTGTTGACCTGGCGGGTGATGTCCTGAGGCAGCACCGGGCCCCAGACCACTCTCAGGTGGTTGCGGCCAAAGTCAAGGCCACGATACTTTTGCAGCAGCCTGAGAATCATTTCATTCCTGCGTTTATAGACAGCGCTGCGGATGATACGCTTCCGCCGCACCTTTTGCATCAGCGGATTAAGCTCAATTTCCAGCGCCACTCCAGATAAATCCCTCTCCGTGCCACCGAAGGCGGAGCGGGGTGACTCGGAGATGTCATGCAGGGCGCGGTAGAGCAGGTCGATATAGTTGATGTGCAGATTGACGCCGCCGCCCTGAAGCAGGTCGAGCAGGTAGGCCTTGGCATCCTCCGGTATGTTCCACACCGCCCCGGGCCGGACGGCGATGTCCTCGGACTCCTCCACATTCTCCAGGACAGCGATGGGGTTGCCGGAAAGCTCCAGAATCCGAGACAGCTGGCTCATCGCCCGGTTCAGTTCGCGCTGCGCTTCCATAATCTGGGGCAAATCGGATGCGCCCCAGAACTTTTTGGGCTCACGCAGGTTGGGGTAGATGATGAA